CCTACCCCAATTGCTTCCAGACTAACATGTCTAAAGCTTGGTCTGCCTGCGGTTACATTGATTTCTACTTCTGCACCATACCCACGGGTACGACCCGTACCAAAGCGGAAGAGTGCTTCTTCTGTGCCATCTGCGGTGTGGCTTAATACTGTGGTGCTTGAGTCTGGGTCTAGTGTGTTGACCTTAATATTAAATGCATCGTCATCAACTGTGTTTGCACCTAACTGTCCACGCTTCCAACTCTTCACGCTAATGTCTCCAAAGGTGAATGAACGTGTGACAAGCTTGCCTGCAATTGCAGTTGTGCCAGACTCAGATGTACTGCCTATTTTGCGACCACTATCATCTATGGAGTTTTCTTCCATGAGATAAAACCCGGTGTCATTACATGCGAATAATCTGCGTCTTGTTGGTGCAGATCCATGCGAGCAAATTACCCAATCATCTACATGAAATGCTAGACTACCTGCCATTGCCGGGTAACTGTCAACACTTGTCCATGTGCTTGTAAGTAGGTTGAACACGAAAATTTTATTAGGTACTGTTGAACTACCTGTGGGTACTGCAAGATAGTAAGCGTTATCATACACGATACCACATGCAGTATCTGCTGCTGCAAAGTTAACCTCATCAAACTGATCCTGTATAGGTCTGGTCATGGGTATGGTTTCGCCACTTACTTTACTTATAGCTACTCCAAGTCCCTTTGCTGGGTCTGTACCGGGTGACAAGACGATGACCCCATTATCAGATAGGAAGAATGTTTGTGGCCCAGACTGTGCGATTGATTTACGTGCCACACAACCATGCTGACGGGTAATCTCGTAGGTGTTAGCTGCGCTAGTTGTGGCAATGTTATTAATCATATGAATGCTATTACGCATAAACACGATTAATTGATCTTCCTGGTATGGAAAAAAGCCTACAAGAAAATCTGCACTTCCTTTATTGATTCTAAATTGTGAGTCAGCAGCGTAGTAATTATCTGTGTCCAACAAGTCAGACATGATAATGGAATAGTTACTATCTGTGGGTTGTGGGATGATTAAGCGATTGCGAAAGAATACACCATAATCTGTGTTTGGACATTGTATGCGTCCAGCACCTGGACTTGCATTTGCTTTAACCACAAAGTCATTGCTTACATCTCCATCCCATTCAAGTGGTGTTTTATTCTTACCACGAAATAAGATGAGTTTTTCTAATGCCTGCACGAAGCTCGCGCCATCTGCCGTGGCCACAACTTCACTGCCTGGATAATCAATGTCGATACCTGAGTTATTTGCATCATTCCAAAGGATTACTTTATCCTTGGTTGCAACTACCACATATTCATTTCCTGTTGCAGGATCTGAATAGAGTGTGGATGCAAATACCATCTCATTCGTACCATTGTAACTAAGTGTAACTGCACCTGCTAAAAAATCTATACCTTTGCGTACCTCTGCAAGATCACCAATCAGGCGCATGTTCTCGCTTGTCTGTACAAAGCCCGGTTCTAAACTTGTTGCTTCTTGGTATGAATCTATACCACGAAATCCACGATCTCCATCTGTAAGAACTTGGTCATCTAATCTACCTGATGTACGATAACGTGCCATTCACTTGTTCTTGATTTCTAGGTAGAGTTTTCTACCCATGTAAACGATTGTGATAACACCTGCAATGCATCCAAATAAATCATCCAGGTGTGCTAGACCAAAAGTGGCAACTGTCCCACTCATGCCAAGAATTGCAGTGCGATCTATCATTAGAACAACCAATCTAATATGATGATGCCAACGACTAGTCCTGCAAATATGGTTATCATTTGAGCTTTTTTCGACATGTCCAAGAACTTGTCTCTTAATAATTCAAGATTTCTCATTTCGGGAGGGTGGTTTTACGGGGAATGGTGCGCGAGTTTGATGTTTGATCGCTTCGGTTTGAGAGCATTGACGGGCAGTGCGTTTTGCCACGAAGATAGGAATGGCAAGGTAACCACCAAGTAATACTGCTGCACCAATTAGGATGTTCTTGATTGTGCTGGTGAACTTATCGAATCCAGACTTGTGACTTTCCATACCTTTCGCAACAAGTGCAGATACATCACCGTGTGTCAGTAAATCGATTTTTTCTTCTGCTTCGATAAGAGCATCTTTGTTCTTGAGTGCCTCACCAGCTAGGACACCAGCACCAGCTGAGAGTCCACCTATTACCGGGCCACCTAGACTTCCGGCTGCACCCCCAGCCAATCCTCCCATCAGGGGGTAGGCAGAACGCATGGAACAGGAGCAAAGCATGAGCATTAAAAATGGTGCGGTGTAGATCATTCAGGTGGGAACGGAGGAGTCCACTCGTCAGTCGCTAATATGGTAAGAATTTCAGAGTGTGTGTATTGCGTTTTACCATCCAAGAATGAAGGTGTTGTGTCCGTGTCAAACTTAACAAAAGTCTTCGTGCCATCGACTGAGAATCTAACTGTATTTTCGCTCGTCTCGTCCACTTGGCTGAAATTCACGGAGTCTACTTCGTCCGAATCTATTATTACATATTTTCTGCTCATAATTTATTAAGATGGTACATCGGTTACTCGACTAGCTTCTACCATGTTCGTGGTTGTGCCTGTATTACTATTTTCAGATGCGTCTGGAATACTCCAATTAGTACCATCCCATGTTCCTCCATCACCCATTCTCCACCAGCCTACAGGATTAAGTGATGATATATCTACTGGCTCACCAAGCGACCCTGCTGATGCTCCACCTCGTAATGTGGAAATGTCGGTTGCAGATAAAGCAGAGTTAAAAATTGCCACTTCGTCCATCAACCCTCCAAATTCATAATTTGTATCGTATCGCTTTCCAACTTGAAATGGTGCAGAGTCATTAGTTGTTATCGTGTGCGTTCCGAAAGTTTCACTTGAGCCATTTATATACAATTTAGTTCCGTTGGTTACTCCACTCTCGACAACTACGGCAACATGATTCCATTCATTTACTGAAATTGTACCAGTTGAATTATTTTGTACTGCAATGCCTCCACTAGTTGACAAGCTAAATGTTTTTGTGCCACCTGTTTGATCGCGTAAGTACAGGGCATATTGGCGTGCGGTCGCACTTGTCGATTTATCAATCAAAAAATTGAAACCAGAAGCTTGGCTTGTGTATTTCACCCAAAAAGAAATAGTGGTATCCCCTGAAAAATTTAAATCATCGGGATTTGACATAGTTACAAAATCATCACTTCCGTCAAAGGTTACGCTATATCTTGAGAATAAAGCCACTGGTACAGAGTTACTATAAGTTGCCCCATTTGTTCCTGTCATATTACCCTCTCCTGACCCTGTATTAACTGACCCTTGATTTGCAACTGTGCCAATAGTGTCAGTATTACCTGGAGTACCTCCACCTGAGTCAGTATCACCTGTACCATCGCCATTTCTCCACCATCCTTTTGGACTCAATGTAGATATGTCTGCTGGTACTCCGCTATTGTAAATTGCAGTTATATTGGTTGAGGATAATGCGGAGTGGAAAACACTAACTTCATCTATCTTACCATTAAATTGGTTTGCAGATGAATATAGCATACCTCCAATAACTGTTTGGGTGTAGGCTATTGTGTTTGTCGCTACACTCTTTGAACCTTTATCTGCTCCATTAAAATAAACCTGAGCTGATCCCGAAGTAAAAACAACAGCCACATGATACCATGTGCTTGCAGAAATTGAAGTATTTGTGAATGGAGAACTAAAACCACTTGCGTAGGTGTTTGCGACTATTTGTGCATCACTTCCTGTCCCTCTTATTCCTATAGCTCGATCCTTGCCACTTGCACGTCCGTCCGTGAGACTAAACATATAATCATACGCACCATTACTAGGCAACGAAGCACTGTTAAACCATAAGGAAATTGTGCAGTCTCCTGATGTTGCTAGGTTAGATTCGTCCGTGGTTAAATAGTCATCCGTACCATCAAATGATCCTGAGAGTAAACTAAATCCACCACCACCACCTGCAAGCCTGCCACTTGAAGTCGCAGCTTTACCTCCACCTAGTCCTAGACCAAGCGATATGGTCGAACTTCCCATCTAGATATTGTAGGCAATTACTGCACCACTTGTAAGATCGATACTTGAAAAATTTCCGTAAAGTACAGTTCCAGCAGCAAGCTCAGTTGCATCTTGTCCTGTGCAAATATCATCTAAGTTTGTAATGTTACTTGCCTGTGCTGCTAGTACAGTTGCTTCTGTTGCTTGGATTGCAAAGAATTTACCTGTGTGTACCGCAGTATCATTGATATAAATTCCACCATTTAGTCCGAGTCCTCGATATTCTGATGCCATAATGTTTGTTCCTTTTATGCCGAGCTAACGGCAGTTGTTCCGTAAGTAATAAATTCAACTGGTTGAGTCTGTCCTTCTTGTCTTTCGAGTTTGTCTAACTCGGTTTGTAAAATTGCTTCTGCTTGTTGGTAGATAACGTTTGCCTTGTCTTGCTGGCCGTCAGAGGAAAGCCAATCACCCTGCGCCCCTATTGTCGCGTACTCGCTAAATACATAGGGGAATACTGATGAGTCGCTTGCATAGCCTGGAAAGCCTGCCCGGTAATGTACCCATACAGGTGCGTTGCTTGCTCGGTCTGGTAGGATTGCTTCTCCGTAATCTGTACTACCACTTGCGTCTGATATATTTCTAAATGCTAAATTGTGTGTGCTTCCACTTCCATAAGGATCATTCTCAGTTACCCGAAATATCTCACTTATCGTTGTCCCAAAATCGATGTAGGATAACATGCTTGCAGTCGCAGTTGCTCCACTTCCTCCACCACTCGTTAGTGCGACTGTGGGTACTCCTGTGAATGCCGTGCCATTGTTGGTGACTGCAATTCCATTTACTTCTCCGTCTGCATTGATGGTGGCAGTAGCTGCTGCTGAGTTTCCTCCTCCACCACTAAATCCAACTGTTGGTGCAGATGAATAACTTGCTCCTCCATTACTTACTTGTACGCTTCGTACTCGAAGGTCTGGTATTACTTGCGAGATGACTGAGTTAAATGGCCATGCAGTGCGATCCCAGGCTAACTTGCCAAATCGATTAAAGCTGCGTACGGCAGCAGTTGTTTCAGCAGTAAGAAAAGAATCCACACCAACCATACTTACTAGGTTGGCCAACATGGTGCTTACTGCTATCTTCCTCATGCGAAGCTTGGTTCGTTAAAGCCTCCAGATACGAAGGTCTTCTTGGTAAATGATTTTGCTTTGAGATGAGGGTTGTCACGAAAGAACTCATTGGTGAATTGCTTATCGCCCCAACATCCTTGCTTGTCCTGATGCCAGCGAAAGTATTCGCGTGCAGGTATTGTACCTTTTAATTGTCCTAGTCCCTCGACTTGTCCACCTTCTCCATTCTCTTTTCCACACTCAAGCTCACGCTTCTTTGCTTCGTACTTCTCCAGGTCAACTTCGTAACGAAGGTGCTTCTCTAAGTTCTTCATAAATTGCGAACCATTACCTTGAGATGGTTGCCACTTTGGTATGAATATTTCTGCCATAATAAAAAGATGTGGAAAAGGGAGTAGCCCGCTACGCAGACTACTCCCCAAATCCTAAACGTTTCTTATCCTACGTCGTTTGCAGAATGCATGGATAAGTAAATATCCAACTCACCTGCCGTAAGAGCAGATGGTGATCCGGAAGACGAGTTAGTGAACACTGCGCTCAACACATCAGCAGCAGCGGCAAAGCTACCTGCTAATGTTTTAACGCTTGCTCCAACCTCACTGATGATTGGGCCAGCACTAGCAACACTTGTGCTAGTGATGAAGTTGTTGGGATCTCCGTCCGTGCCAACTTCAATTGCGAATGCTCCTGTACCAGCAAAGGCAGTGGTCACGTTGACCAAGGCTTTTGAGATAACGAAGTCTGTAGGTGTATCACCAAGAGTTACAGTTACTGTATCACTTGATCCTCCTCCTTCATCCACATCGGTGAATAGAACTTTGAACTTATGGGTAAACCCTTGAGCGCGTTCCTGGTTTGATAATACGCTCTTGCGAGCGCTTGGTAATGTTACTGCTGTATTAGCCATATCTTAAATCTCCTTTATGTTTAATGTTATTGTGCAACTAATTAGTTGAAATACCCATGTGCAACAGGCGAGAGGCATGCAAGTCCGGCTACGACATCGACAAAACCTCTGCGACCACCTCCTTGATTCTCAAGCTCAGTTACAGACTCAGCTTTCAAGGACATCATGGATACATACTCAGGATCAATTAAGAGTCCTGCATCTGCGTCAACTGCGTCACTTCCGCTTGTTCTGTTAATGAACAAAGAAGGAACGATGTTGCACAATCCGAAGTCTCCCTCATATACGGAAACTGACAAAGTAATCTTCTTGGATTCTGCGTCTTGGTTAACAACGTAAGTTCCGTTGGTAGCTGCAAGCTGACGGGAGAAGTTTGAGATTTCCTTCTTAAGACTTGGGCCTGCAAGTAATGTCAACTGTCCACCGGGCATTCCGTTTGCTTCGTAGAGTTCTTGAAGAACGCTATTGAAGGTTGTTTCGGTCTGCGTGCCTGTTGTGTCATTAGCAACATTTTGTGCAAATGCAGGAACATCAGCAGGTTGTCCACCCACTCCAAGCCACTTTAACATGCCTCGTGTTTTGTAAGGTGCGCCTGCTCCAGCGTCTGCTTGACGATCTTGTGCAGAACAAAATGCAGATTCGATTGAACGTTTTACGTTGCGTACTGCTTTTGACTCAGCATTTGCAAATTCAGATGCGACACCAGCAGTATCCACCATCTCTTGCAGATCCGATACCATGAATGTATCACGGAACTTTTGCACGTATGATCCAATGCGAGCGCGGTCAGCAGACTGATTCTTGAAGTTGCCCACATCTTCGCCTTCGGAAACTCCATCAAACTCAGGCGAGTTTAATTTATCAACCTGATATTCAAAGAATGTCCCGGTTGCTTTTCCTTTTTTCATTAATGAAACGAAAGGCGTAGATTCTGGTTCTAACGTTGAAATTATCGACGTTAAATCTTCACGATTGCCACTCGTATTGTAGGTTGTTGACTTAGCCATTTTATATATCCTCCTATTTTTGTTTTAAATTTATGCGATTGCTCGCTTTAGTTTTATGTAATTTTGGTAGTCTGCTATGTTACCCGATTTCTCGAACTTGGCATGAGCTGCCTGTATA